TCTGGCTGCCGCCTTGTAAGGCAGCGAAAAGACCTCCAAACAAAGCACCTGCTTTGGCTATCGCCGGGAGGAAGTTATCGAACGCTGATTTGTAATTACCAACGTTGCCAGTGAACCGGCCGACGGATTGCTCAACGTCGTCAATGGATTTTTTGGTAGCAGCAGCCTGGGCGATTATTGATTTGCCGAACTTGCTTTCCCGTTCGGCCTTGGATAGGTTACTGATGGACTGGACAAGCCGGGAGTATTCCAGGCGAAGTCCGGCAAGGCTATCGGCCGGCACCTGCATTGCCTTGAAGTCCCGGTTTAGCTCTTTTTGGCGCTCGGTTAATTTGGCGACCTCGTCTTTGGTGCCGGACACCTGCCGGGCAAGGTCGTGGTACGTTTCTGTCCCATCTTCGGCGGATCGTAGTTCGGCATTGAGGCGCCGGAGTTTCTCGCGTAACTCGACAAGCGTTGCGCCAAGATTTTTGTCCTGCGCTTCAAGGGTGAAAATTGTTTTCATAGCGACAATGACATTTTGATAGGCTCCCTTCCGGGCGTGAATATGCTTTGTATTTCAACTTCAACAGATGCGCCGAGGGCCTTTTCGAAAGCATCCTGCACGCTATCCAAAACAGAACGGACACCGCGCGAAATGAATCCTTTGCGGTGCCCGTTAAGGCTGTATCTGTATGACCCTCGGCTCGGTATCCCATCACGACGGTGAACGGCTCTGGTGGCGTATGCAGCGCTGGTAGCTTCTTTTCTTGGTAACCCGCGGAGTATAAAGTATTCGATCATTACTCGAATGGGATACCGGACCCGGTTGGGGGCGACGCCGGCATCTACGTAAACGGCGTAGTCTCGGGCCTGTATGTGCCCCCGTAGGGTTTCGCCGTCCTTTGAGTAGGTAATTTCCATCGAATCAGCAAGGCCACCAGTAAGCCGGTGCCCCTGCTGTACGAGTTCGTTTCGAAGCCCGTCCTGTATCAATTGCATGGCCTCTGCCATGGCCTTTTGTATGGAGTTTGAGACTTCCATTTAGCAGCAAGTTGACGGTAATGTAATGCCCGGAATGTCATAGGATATACAACCTTGGGGGCAGTCAAAGAATGTGATTTTAGGCACCACAGCGGTGCCATACGCTCGTTTTGCCGGATAATCTACCCTGAACTGCTCAACGCTGTCAACAGCGCCCAAAACAGCCCCAAACTCATGCAGGACCGTGTACGATGAAATGCGATTGACTTCGATTGCCCTGTCAAGTGTGACCGGGTTGGAAAGGGTTTTGTGTGTGTTCCCGTCGGCCGTCACAACTTCGACAAGTTTGCTTTTAGACAGGTACTCCAGTACCCACGTAAGTAGCCGCTGTGTGTCCCGAAACACATCGTGAACGGTACGCCCTTCGCAACCGTCACAAACGCCGGATGCAATCCCGTCGGGCATTGCATCCACGACACCGATTTCGAGCCATGTTTCAACCTTGGCCCGGCCAAAGGGACTGTGTCGGACGGCGCTTTTCTCATATACCAAAAGAACCGGCCAGTCAAAGCGAATCTGGTCGGCATGGTAGTTTGAATTTTCCCATCGCCGCGACCAAAAGTAGGGCCGGTCTTGGTCGCATACGGTTGCGCCCAGGTTGTCGGAGTTCAGTTCGTTGCCCGTGTCAAATGCCAATGCCCGGAACGCCTGCAATTGCAGACAGTGTCCGGAGCCAAGAGGTGGACATGAACGAGCAGCCTCTTTGAGTAGTCCGTAAAAATGCTCCAGCGTTACCATGTATCAAACCCGTAGGGCATTAAGTGTTGAATGATGAAATACCGCCGAAAAAAAAGGGGCGACGTATGCGGATTCGATCGGCGTCAGGTCCGGCCGTTTAAACCAATTATTTTTTGCCGTCTCGATCGGGAGCCAGCGCCAGCCAGCCCTTTTTGACGCGGCAGCAGCAAACGCTTTGGCTTTGCTGATTGACTCGGACTCTTCTTGACTTCCTGTAAAATTTGTAGGGCGGGGAGGGTTAAAGAACCAATAAACCGAGGGGTGATTTTCAACAGCAGCAGCCCAGTGAGTAAAAAAAAATCTACGTCCAGGGCTATGTCAACCGGGATGTCAAGGAAGTGGGCAGACCGGGCCTCGATAAAGGCAAGCCGTTCGGCATCGTCAAGTGGTAGCTGTTCACCTTCCTTGCGGGCAAGGATAGCGAGTATTTGGAGGTACTCCGTAAACCATAGGGAGCCGTCAGGGTCTCCGTTTTGAGAAACAGCATTATTGATCCGGTTTTTCACCTCAAACGCCTCGACGGCTTCGATGACGTTCAGGGCATTGAGCTGGATGCCGGAAACCGAAGACAAGGAAGTGCCGGACAAAAAATACTGTTCGCCCTTGTATTCAAACTTGGCGACGGCGTCCTGTTTGACAGACGGCTTGTGTGTACCAATCAGATGCAGCAAATACGCATACAAACCAGACACCGACTCGATATTGTCCACCGCGACCTGTTCGTATTCCCCGCCAAATTTCGCGGCGGCAAGTTCTACCGGGTCGCAGCCAACAAAAGCCGAAACGGCGCGTGCCATAACGGCGGCTTCATTTGCACCCTCTGTTCGAAATTCGCGGATGGCGACAAGGAAGTCAATGTACTGCGAAAGTTTGACCTCCCGAATGGTTGCCGGCACCTCAAACGAGGCGAACGGGCTGCCATCAGGTCCGTTTAAGTTTATCTGCATTTTTGAACTGGTTGAGGATGATAGCGGCGATTTGACGTTCTGTGTAGCCTTCTGGCTTTTCTGCTGGCTTAACCTTCGACAAGGTTTTTACCAGAACAGCCCTCGGGTACTTTTCCGACACCGACAACGCCGTCATGCCTTTGATGTCTTCGGATGTAATGACCTCAACCACCGCAGCAGGAGGGCTGTCGGACAATGGCTGTTGGTTTTCGCTCTTCGGTGTTGCCTTCTGGTTCTTGGCCTCTTGGGGTTGAGACTTTTTTGGCTGCGCCTCTGGTTGTGGCGGCTCGGGAGTAGTCACCATAGCGAGGCTGTCAACGGAAACCCCTTTGGATAGGGCGTTTTGCGCCCGTACAATTTCGTCAAGTACCCGTTTGGCCTGAACGCCTTTGAACCGAATAATGAGCGCCGCGATCTCGCGCGTCAGCGGGTTGTTGAATCCCCTGTCACGAACCGACAATCGGTACGCTAATTCAAGGGCGGCGGATAGTTCTTCTGTCATAGGACGGAGTGTTTAGATGGAACGAATTATGCGAGGCGTTCGAACGGTGTGTGGCAACAAATCAAACACAACGCGCATGGATAGTGTGTCGGCAAGGTCAGGACTTCGTTTTAGCACGGCCCGCATTTCATCTTTTGGGATGATGCGGATTTTGTTGTCGTCATTATCTCCAACCCTTTTGACGACTGCAAGCTCCTGAAATATCTCGTCGTGCAAATGTACGCCCTGAACGGCAAAATAAACGCTGCAATCTTCGAGCCGATCTTTGAGCAGCCAAAAGCATTGCGCCCGAAGGTTTTCAAACGCCGGGCGCCGCAGTCCGTGTAGCTGTGTGTCGCTTTTCACTTCATTGTCAATGGGAGCGGCGGCACCAAAGAACGGGAAGGCAGACGCAAGGTAGCCTTTGAGGTATCCACCAAGTCCACCGGAGTCAAAGGCAATGTTTCGCCCAGGGACGCCCCACCGGGAGGCGGCGTTTTCGATCTTGGAAACAACGGCGGCCGGGTCGGTCTGGTTTGACATTTCAATGTCCACAACTACCCAACCGTCCCAAACAATGATGACGAACCGGTCACGGGAGAAGGCTATGTCAGCCGTTATGAACCGTTCTCCGGTCCCACGTACAAAGCTGTTCGAAAACATATCCCGTATTGGTCCATCCAGAAAAAGGCGACGCTCGCCGCGGGTTGGATCAATCCAACGACCGTCCACCAATCGAATGCGATCCTTTTCAGGGAGAGAAAGTAGGGCGCCCTCGTATCCGGGGTCTGCCTGCATTAGGGCCTGGTTGTCGGGTAGTTTGCCGCCGATAAAGGTCATTGTGCGAATGGCCTCAGGTCGAATGCGGAGACTTACGGGTAATTGCTTTAGTACCTCGTCTGGAGTGTCTCCAAAAATCCAGCGGTCGTCGTATGCAGCAAAAAAACGCAACAGACCGGACCGCTCGGGAATGGGAGCGCCCTGCAAGGCTTCGATATGGTAGTCATCGGGGTAGATGAACCAACCGATGAAGTCTTTCACCCATCCAAACCCCTGCGGGTTTGTGGCCGTCCGGATATAGGGCCGGACGCCACACGTTGAGCGATTCCGTCCCATCATATACCGAAATTGATACTCGGTGAAGTGGATCAATTCGTCAAACTCGATCAAGGCAAATTCCGGCCCGTCATATTTCGACACGCTCATGTCATTATTGAGGTGGTCAAACGCCATGACATGGCCAGCCGGGAAGTAGTATTTTAAGTCACAGGCAACAATTCGCGGGAAGCAATTGCGCGGCAGTTTGGTGTACAACTCGACGGACTTTTCCCAAAGGCCCCCGGGCGAATCAATCTGCCTGTACTCCCTCCGGAAACAAATGGTGGTCATGCCGGCGACGGAAACATGGCGAAGCGGCTCCATGAGAAGCGCGCGCGTTTTCCCACAACCGGCGGAGCCTCCGCAAATCAGCACATCGGCGCTGCAGGCAAGTACGTTTGTCTGGAAACCGGGCTGCGGCTCAAAGACTGATACTTGCTTCATGCAAACGAGGCTGCGAGTGCTTCAATTAAATTGGGTTGCGGGTGTGGGTCGGCTTTATCCAATCGGAATGCCGTGTGGCCATAAAGGCCAGGAGCGCCGGAAAGGGCGACAGTATTAAGCGGGAAAAAAGTGTCGTAGGCGTATTTAACCGGGATGCCATGCCGCAAAGAAATGTCTCTGATCAATTCAACCAGAGTCTTGATTTGAGCATCGGTGTACCTGTAAAAATGACGATACCCGAGACGCCACGGCTCCGGGTAGGAAATGACCTCGGCAGGTTGGAATACCTGCTTTTTGTTGGCGTCATCGGTGAAGGCATTGGGTATGGTCGGGTGAGGAACAACAACACCCCAGGAGGCCAGTTCAATGTGTACGGTGGTGCGCTCCAGTTCTTTGGCGATCGGCAAAGTCAACCCAAAAGCATACGCCCAGTATTTGTCGTCAAACACCTTGATGACGTCACCATCGGCGCGGATGATCCAGGGAGTTGCAACGGTACCGGCTCCATTGTTTCGTGTTTGCCACCAACGCAAAGTACCTGCGCCGGGTAGGTCACCCTCGGTGTGGTGAACAACGATCCGCTTTTTCTGGCGGACCTCTTTGAAGTAGTGCTTGGACGGGAACTCGGTGTTGACGATATTCATGGCGTACCTTTTTGTGCAAAGGTATCAAAAACCGGCCCAAAAGGGCCTACCATAGGCGACGCAGCTTTCCGACAAACCAGTGCAATTTGTAGCCGATAAATTCAAGGAAGGTGCCTGTGTATCCTTTGTGATCAGTTGCGAACAACCATTCAACAAACAATATCAGTACCACAGCAATGGCACCTATGACAATGAACGGGAGACAGCCGTCAGAGATGGAGTCCTCTTCGTCCTCGTTTTGATGGCGGATGATAAGCGGGAAAAATAGCATAGTTACCGACGTTTAGGTTTAGGTTTGGGTTTAGATTTTGGCTGCCGAACCTCTGCCGGCAAACCTTTGAATGCAGGTTCAGGGTATTTGGTTTTCCCCTCCAGGCTTTTGATTTCACTATCCGTCAGGAAGTCAAAAGACTGGCCGGTGTATATTTCAATGAATCGGGCCAGTCGTTCGACATACGGAGACTGAATGTTTGGCTTGTTTTGGTAGTGCTGGATGATGGTTGCATGGACCTCAACAAACTGGCAAACATCCCAAACTGCATGGGCTTGTTCAAGCCAAAACGGCTTGACTTTTTGGAGTGATCGGAAATTGATGCGTGCCCACGTGACAACCTCTGTGGCGTCCATTTATATGAATCTTGTTCGACAACGAAGGGAGACAATTTCGTAACCAATAAAAGCAGAACCACCAAAGCCGTCAGGCTCAAATGATCTGCGCAGCTTTGCCGTGTACCAGTTGTCTGCAGGTAGATTTTCGAGTGGTAGTTCGTTCTCCAGGCTTTCCTGCAATCGCAGGAAGTAAAGAACAGGCTCTGCCGCTTTTAGTGACCGGAGCGACAAGGATTCAATTTCATTGTCAAAATTTAGGTAGAACTCAACTTTCATGGTCATTGATTTTGGTAGTCATCTCGTTGCGCCGGTTTCTCCGGCGGTGAGTATTTCCAATTTATTCGAATCAAAACAGCCAAGGCGATGACCATAGGGCTGAACATTGCGGCAAGTATTAGGTGTTGCATGGCTGTAAAGGTAAAAGTGGGCATAACTGTCGCCAGCCGAAAACCGCTCCTATTCGTCGCGCTGCGGCTGGCTTGGAGTTATGCGGGAATTTGAGATTTTAAAACTTGGATTTCACTTAAAGAAAGTTGCCCCCAAATGTCTTTGCCATGCGTGTGAATACCAAGTATTGTAATCTTTTTATTTACCCGACTGTACCGAACCGAAATAGAATAGCCTTCAGTTGGGTGTGTGGTGTCCAATACTCCAATCATTTTATTTTATTTTAAGTAATCCGCATAACCCCGCTTTCCCGCTCATGCTTCTTACACAGGCGCACAGCGGGAAAGCCTCAGTTATGCGGGAATTAAACGGCGGTACTTGCGGTGAGCGGGGTATAATGGGTCTGGGGCAGCGGTGCCAACTGTCCTGCCCGCCGGAACCCATTTTGCCGGGTCGTGAATACTGTTTGAAACTTCGCACTCATCGCCCTCCTCGACTATTTCGCCGTGTTTCAAGTAGTAGTATTGGGCGGGGACTTCGCCAAAACCGTCGCAATCCATACAGCCTTTGCCATCGCAATTTCGGCACTTTAAAGTAAGTGATTCCATAATTATTTTTTTTATCAAATTTAATCCGCATAACCCCGCACTGCCTTTTATATCCGACTAAACGCGGCTACGTCGGCAGTGCCACAGTTATACACAATTAAGAAACTCATCAATAACAACTTTTTGATATTTTAAAAAAGCGGTTATTTTCTCAATTTCTAATCGTGTCCAATTAGATTTTTTGAACCTATCAAATAATTTTTTACGATATTTGGCAAGTTCGCAGGTCGCTACTTCGCCCCAAATTTGGGTAATAAGAAAAGCCCTCGAATATGGTTCGAGGGCTTTGGATACATTACTTAATTGTAATTCCATAGCCTTTATTTCGTAACTTTCTCAAATGTGAAACTAAATCACTATTTAAGAAAAAATTATACTGATTTTCGTCTTCGTGGTCGCAATCACATTCACAACCCCACTGACCGGCAGCATTACCGCAAACCGAACAATATGTCCAGTTACTTGCCCCACCAAAAGACTGTAAATAACCAATTTTTTTTGTTGCAGGGGTAAAATATTCAGTCCACGTTCCATAAGTATTATCAATATAATTACTTACTTCAAAGGTTAAACCGTTAATAACTGCAACCATTAAATCTCTGTTTGATAAATTTGCTGTATTTGTCATAATATCGATTTTTATTTTTCTTCGCCTTAAAGCTTTGGCGAATAGTAATCTGAATTAATTACGATGTAAAAGTAATATATATTTCAATAAGAAACAAATATTACTTTAATTATTTTCAAAAAAAGTGAAAATATTTTTTAATGTATTGATTTTCAAAGAGAATAATTTAAAAATAAAATGTGTATAACATTGCATAAACCGACAATAAAAAAAGCGAAATAAACACTTGTGGTAAAAATTAACTTTTGCGGTCCGCTTTTTTTACTGCGGTTATGCTTTTCGTTATGCGGGAATAGAAGGCAATGCTGTCAACGGTAGCCAGTGCGTAACCTTTCGACCTATTGAATCGTCAAATTGCAAGCCGTTATCTAAGAAGTAAAAACCCCATCCGGACACGCTACTATATCTTGCCATAAAGTAGGTACCATCACTCATGACGGCAATAACGTCTTTGTTTTCTTTTGGCAGAACCGATGCTGGCTTCCATGTTTCAAGTTCAATGTATTTGCCTGCTAACTTGCCATATATTTTGCCGTGATATTGCATTTTTGAAAAGTTTTGAAGTGAAAAAAATCCGCATAACCCCGATTTCCCGCCTATGCTTCTTGCACAGGCGCACAGCGGGAAAGCACCAGTTATTCTGGATAACAATTATTCAGAGTATCGACAACCTCAAAAGTGAAATTGTTGCTAACGGTTTCCTCCGTTCCAAAATACAAAATAAGTCTATTCAGCTTATATTGATTTTTAACCGGCTCCACGTATGCGCCGGTGTTGTTACCGAATCCATATATTATCATTTTGTGGTCACAGAATGAGCACTGAATGACATTTGGCTTGCCTTTTTCCGGGATTTCAACGAACCCGGTCATTTTCCTGCAACAAGAGCATGTGACTCTAACCGAAGGTTTTTTTGGGGCATTATAGTGGCAATGGCAGTCAGATTGGAAAGGTGTTGTAGGCATAGTGCGGCATTTAGAAGCTCGGCCTGGGTGATATTGTTTAAGTCGAACATTTTGCAAAGATACTAAAGCGTAGAACTATGCGCGGCTGTCAATGCGCCACTAACCGGGCGTACTTGCAGCCGCGCTCACGTTATGCGGGATTAAAAATAAAATCATCTTCAGTTACATCAACATCATGACTGCTGTCACTATTGGCGACGTAGGCAACCAATTCGCCGCCTTCCGCATACGCCCCGCTTGCGGTTTCGTCACCGCCTTCTAACTCCCCTATATTCACAATCGTGCCTTTTGGAAAGGCGAGTATGTCCGTTGCAGTAATTCGTGCTCTGCCTAATTCTATCATAATGTTATGTTTTGCCGGTATGAAAAATCCCCATAACGCCGCGCCCCGGTACAGCCGCGCTATGCGTCGCGCCCGTCGTGGGCGCATCAGTTATCCACTAATTAGAGCAGGTGTACCATTTTGTGCCTGAGATTCGGCCGGTTGATATGGCTACGTTCACGACATCGCCTTGCGGGATATTGTCAGACGAAACCCATACAGGACCACGGTGGCCGGGAACTTGAACGTAACAGGGCCTAAACTTTGAGGGGGAAACTTGTGGCGGAAGTGTTTCTGTCGTTGAAACGCTGCCTCGTATCTGGATGACGGGTAAAGCCTCAACCCGACGAATCGGGAACATAAGATCGAACGCGGCCAGGATGATGACCAGCCCAAAAATTGCGGTGATTCTCATAAGTTGCGATTTGTTATTTTTCGAGCAATGCGAGCAGCCTTGCGGGCTTTTCGCTCTGCCTTAAAATCACGTTTCCGGTGGCATCTTTTTTTGTGCCGGATGGAAACGCCGGGGAAAAATGGAAGCTCCAATACTGGAGGCGCTTTAATTTCAATGTCCATGTCAGTTGGATAAAAGTTGAAGAAATTCATCGGATGGGCCGGAAGTATCAATTGAATTGGCCATTTCACGGGCACGAAATAGAAAGAACTCCAGCAGCGGTTGAATGGGAGAATTGGCCTCGGTTGCAAGGGATTGAACAGCAGAAACCAAGCCAACGACGCAGGCCTCAGCTATTGCGTTATTGCCCTGTACTGTGGGCAAACGGTCACTGTCGTACCAAGCATTGAAAATAGGCCCAACGGCGTCAAGTTCTGTTTTGACCTCCAGAATCGAGGATTTGGTATCGGACTGTTTAGCCCTTACCGTTAAATGCACGTCAAATACGTATATGATTTCCATGCAACAAATATACGGTTGCCGGATGCGACATATAAAACTTTTAGTAAAGTTTATTTTCTGTTGTTGTCAGGGAGCCGGAAAACGACAATTTCACCGGTGGTGCCAGGGGAGACTATTTGCTCGTTGCGCTCAACGTAGCCCCTGTTTTTCCCTTTGGTTTTCAGGTAGAAAATGATGCTGGTCGTTTCGCCATTTTGGATATTCGAAATTAGGGCAATTTCGGCGGAGTCAAGTGTCCGCTCTTCAATATCGAACTTGGCAGACCGGACAGACTCAAACTTTTCGATGTAGGTGTAAACCGTCTGGACGCTGCACTTGAGCAGTTTGGCAGCGGAGGAGACATACCCTCCAGCCCTTGTAAGGGCGTCAATCATTTCCTGTTCGGTGAATTTCAAGGGTGCCCCGGCACCGTCTCGGGCGCCGCCCCAGGTATTTTCCGGCTCCTGTGAATCGGGCTGTTCGGCCTGTTTCTTGGTTTTCCCTTTTTTATTGTCCATCTTTCAAATGATCAAATCTGTGATTGGATGTACTCAATGAGCAGTTTGGGGCTGTAGGCGTTCTTTTCGGTCATATCGAACACCTTGCAGAAAAGTTCAAACTCTTCGGTTGTCAACCTCAACCGGATGCGCTTTTTTAACAGGATATGATCTCGGTCTGAACTGTTTTCTGCCTGGCGCTCTTCATGCGTGAGCCGGTCTATGATTTCGTCAGCTACATGGGGAGGAGCCAAAAAGGTATGTTTCCGAAGGGGAGCAGCCGTGTCCTCTTCTTTGGGCGGATCGGCTTCGATATCAACGTCAGCAGCGAACTTGGAGAACTTGAAGTCGAGCAGGTCGTTGTAGGCCTGTAGTTCGTCCATCGTAAACGGTAAGGTGGTTTCTACCTCTTCGATGTCGTATTCGCCAAGTGCAGTTGGCCCTTCGCCTTGAATGGAGTAGAACGTCTCGGCGACAATCAGGTATTGTTTTTTCATGGCTGCAAATATAGGAATACAAACAAAAAAACCAGCGAAGGTTTTTAGGCCTTGCCGGTTAGGTTGGGTTGGGTCAATTCTGACGGTACTACGGATTGTACTTCAAGTGAACAAGGTCGCAGTTAACTTTGGTATGTGCAAAACCTTCCGGCAATCTGATTTCTGACAAAAGCGTGAACTTTTCCAGGGCAGCGGGGATGCGGGCCGGTCTTGATTTTATGATGAATCCGGCTGGCAGGATCAAAAACGCGGACCCGTGTGGAGCAAGCCACCGTGGCAAGCATTCGAGAAACTCAACGGCCGAGTTTCCAGAAAATGGAGGGTTTGCAACGACCACATCAAAGGAAAAGCCGGGTTGGTAATTTTTGAAGTCTTCGCAAATATGCATGGCATCGCCAGCGATGGCGTCTTCGAAAATGAACTTGGAATCAGACAGCAGCTCGTGGTCACGCTCAACCAATGTCACCGAATGGCCATGCCGAACGGCGACGCTGGCAAGCATACCGAAGCCGGAGCAGATGTCGAGCAGGCGTTTCCCTCGGAGGGTTGGTACGAACATTTCATCAAACACAAAACTTGCATTTGCCGGTGACGTAAAATGTTGGTCCGCCCACACGCCAACCCTTTTTTGGTGGGCCACCTTCATGGCGTAGTACTGTTCAATCATTGGCGCATCCTGGTTTGACAGGGCGAATGGCCATTCACGGTGTTGGAGGTAGTACGCCAAAGCCTGGGACGGGTTTTGCGGGCAGTTGGGCGGTGCGCCTCCCTTCCAGTAGTAGTCAACGGAGTACTTTTTTGTGATGCGCGGGAATTGTTGTGCATTCATGGAAAATGAATTGGTTGGTTAAAAAATCAAAGTGTAAGAGTTAACTGCTGATTGGCAAGGTGGTTTTTAAACTCGCATTGCTCCTGAACAAACTGAGCAATGTCATCATAAGCAATGACCAGACGATCGGTCGTGCCAGTTGCCACAAACTTGAATTTGAACTGTTGATAAATGCGGTAGGCATCTTCGCGCCGCTTGCAAAACATGAGCATAATGTTCAAGGCAAAGTCAGCCGGACCGGATCCGGCATAGCCAAAATTGAACCCTGTCGGCGAGTGTCGGTACTCCATGCGCGGGACATTGGTACGCACACCTCCGGCAGCATCGCCGGAGGTTATGCGTTCAATCTGGTCGGTGTCTGCATTGTTCCGGTGGAAATGTCCGGGAGGCACACGGGTTGAACAAATCGGGCCAATACCTTTGGAGGCCCAAGGCTCGGCGTGGAGTACTCGGTTACATCTGCAGCAGCGTGTCATTATCTCATTTTTTTGCGGATGGGTTCTGTATCAATACCCAAGACCCGGCCAATTGAATAAACGGCATTAACTGTAATCTTGCGCTGCCAGGCACCTGCGGAAGGCGACCAGTTAAACCCGCTTGATTTTAGGGTCGAACGGGTTTCAGGGTCGGGCTTTTCATTAAAGAACAACTGAAACCGGTCAGCCTCGTAGTTCATAAACAGCCGACCGCCATCAAAAGCAAATTCGTATTCATCGGCTGGAGCCGTCGCTTTCTCAACTTTAAGCTGCAACTCTGCAACCCGGTCACGAAGCCGGCGAATGTTTGCGTTATTATTGGTGAGCGCATAATCTGGGAAACCTACACGGCCGCAGTAGTCAGCCTCCAACAACTTGGTGGCATTCACGGTGGAAAAGCCGAGGGGAGCCATTGATAAAAAAAACTCGTCCTCTTCGATCGTTCCGGCCAGTTTGGCACGGACCAATTTGTTTGCCTCAACCATGCGCTTTTGATTCAATTCCCGAACGGCCAAATCATTGGTAGCGCTTTCAAGTTCGGTGAGCGGCGTAATTTTGGGCTTATTTACCCGGGCAATTGCCCGTTGCGCCCGTTCCCGCCATTCTCTGAACTTTTCGTAATGTGCCCGTTCTCGGTTGTTCCACTTTTCCGCCCTGGCTGTCGGGAATCTGGCTGGCCCCGTAATCATTGAGGAAATGCAATTGGACTTTGCGGCCAACCATGTCGAGAGATACTTTTCGTAGTTTTTCTGGTATCGTTCTCGGGCCTCTTCCGGCAAGGAGTTGAGATCATTTTCTAACTCTTCGGAAAAGTCCTTGACAATTTGGTTTGCCCGTTTCTCCGGGACAAACGAGGTGTTGTAATGTGCCCGTCGGGCCTGCTCATAAAAGTGTGCTAAAATCATTGCGTTGAATGTTTGATTTGATATTGATGTGCATTGCTTTCAAAGATGACGGTATCGCCCTGGCCATTGGCGCCGCGTGCCTCCCATATACCGGCATCGTATTGCCGGAGGATGTAAAATTCGTATCCATTGACGATGATATCGGTGCCTGCCTTAAAATCGGCAGGGGTGGCGGGTCGGGTGTCCTTTTTCATATCAGGTTTGCGATTCTTTTTAACTCGGTGCATTTATCGCAAAGTTGTTCGTTGGTCATATTATCCAATGCACCATTGGATGAACCTGTGGTGAATCGGCACAGATCAAAACTCCAGGTGATTAACTCCGGGATGTACATGGTCGAACCGTCGGCATATTGGTAGGAGCAATTGAGTCCCCATGCTTCGAAGACCTCCGGCTCTGTTGCATCTACGTAGGAAAATTCACCACATAAAAGGACAGGCTCAGGAGTGGAGTTCACATCCCAAGAAGACAAGCATTGAATGACCGTTCCTTTGGGCATATTTTTTAATTCGGCAGGTACGTTGATCGGTTGCATAATTTTTTATTGAAAGATGATATCAATGACGCGGTGGGACAATTTGTACGTTGCCATAAAATTGTGTCCCTCTTGGCGGGTTTCGAATTTAAAGGTTTTTGTGGCTTGGGTCAGGTTACCTACGGTGGAAACAATGAAATGGAACATGGCTGCTTGTTTTAACTGCGTTTCAATTACCATACAAATATATGGCGCGCAACCAATACCCGGCAAACTTTTTTGGTTAAATTTTATACGGGGTCAAAAAAAAACTGGCTACCGGTTTTGGATAGGTAGCCAGCGCATTTTAAAAGCAGTCGTCAGCATCACTGTAGCAGGTGTCACCATGTCCAGTCGGGCCATTTGGGCCAAAGTCTGGAACAGGTACGAATGTCAAAACATCGTCGTCGTCCTCGTTGAAAAACAAGAATGTAACGCAGTCTGCATTCTCTTCCATACCCATGTCCTGGAAAGCGGTGTGGGCTATGTCAGCGTCACACAGGGCGACAGATGAAAGGGTTGACGCCACGGTATCCAATCCATACCGATCAATGGCCTTTTTGACGCGGGCCTCATTGGCTCCGGTGGTTTTGATGTCACTTTTTAAATACAGGTCTGAAACTTTCATGGTGTGATAATTTGATCGGATGTGAAAGAGTAAAACTTATTTGGTGAAATGATCAAATGGTCAATAATTTGGATGTTAATATCAGTGCCAGCCCGTTTTAGCATTTCCGTCATTTTTACGTCGGCGGATGACGGGCTGACATCGCCTGACGGATGGTTATGGGCAAGGATGATGCCAGCGGGCAAAGCAAGCACCGCTGTAGCAAACAGTATCCTGGCATCAATGACGGTGCCGTTTATACCACCTTGCGAAAGGTTCAAAAGCCCGATGACCCTGTTAAGGTTATCTATTAAAAGAGCTTTTGAGCGTTCTATCATTATGACGTCGTCCTCCCAGTACTGCATAAAAAGCCGAAAGGCGTCGTCTGGACTGGTTACCACCGGTGTATGCTCCGTAATGGGGGTTTTGTACTTGTATTGTAGCCCGACCTCATTGAGTTGTATGTGCTGTGTCATTGGAAAAACAATTGTGGGGCTGGAAGGCTCCAGCCCCTGGGTGAATCATTCACAAATGGTGTCTGTGCGGGAGGTTCGGAACTCCATGCAATCGGCGGCCGCCTCTTGGTCCTGAATTACCCGCTCAACTTGGCCGGCATGGAACAGGTGGCAGGTAAAAAAGTACGCCTTTTCGTCTTCGGATACGGTTGCGCCTTTTTCAGCTTTTAGGGCAGTGGACGGGCGGGAATAAACAGGAAAACTACTTGCCCCCTTTTTCACCCGGAAACCGAGCGCCCTCCAGTCTTTGAAGGTACGGAAAACGGTTTGGCCGGTCATTTGCGTGTACATGGACATAAGCCATGCATTGACATTACCGAAGGACTGAATTTCCCCGGCAGCCTCGGGGCGCGCTTTTTGGTCGCGGACGAACTCTTGAAATTCTTGCTTTGTCATTGGATAAAAAATTGCGTTCAATAATAATACAAATATAAGGTGCAACACCAATGCACGGCAATACTTTTTTGGTTAAATTTTTATGTAAAGGCAAAAAAAAACAGCCCCTCGACATTTCGAAGGGCTGTCCCGTGTAATCTCATGAAAAGTAAAAGGTTTGGTCGGTAGAAGCCCCGCCAACTTTTTGACGGGGCTGTATCTTCCCTGAACCGATCAGACTACAAATTTAAACGAGTTTTTGATTTGGCCAAAACTTTTTTTTCGGCACCTACTTCGATGATGTCAATGCCAAGGCAAGCGTACATGAGTTTCCGTTTGATTTCGTATTCCCGGGTTCGGTATCCCTTCACGTCGTACACCTCAACCGTTCCGTCAGGCCACCGGAGAATGAAGTCAGCCCGGTAGGTTGTAATCTTGACCCCATTTACGGACAGTGAAAAGTTGACCTGTCTTTCGATGGTTACTCCGGTTTTTTCAAGTGGGCGAATCTTGACGTAGAAATCAGCCTCCGCCGTTGAGTCAAACCGGATGCCGTCCACCACCTTGGGCACGGCCCCGTATTTATGTGCCCGCGGCTTGGGCTTGTTCCAACCTTTGAAGTTACTCATTTTAGCAACTCATTTAGCGCCGGGCATTTACCAAAGTTGTGGGAGGTGTACCCCTGTTTGTCGGTATGCTCAAAAACGACAATTGCCCAGCCAAATAGCGGGGATACGATGACCGCCTCCAGGGGGGAGACTTGAGAGGTGTAAATGAGCGCAACCCCTATATGGCCGACATAGTTGACAGTCGTGTAGTAAAGCGGGGCACTCAAATTGTCCAGATTTTGGACAGACAAAAGGTTGCCCTCTTTTTTAAGGACGG